AAAAGCACATGCGGTTTCTATAATCACTTTGGGTCTAGCCGCAATAGCGGGGACGGCCGCCATATTAGCCGCACGAGGAGCCACTGGTGGAGGAGGAACTACACCAATGGCAACACCAACCGCGACGGGTGGAGAAACAAAAGTGTTTCATGTTGTTCAAGATTTCTCAATGAAAAAAGGCGAAAATTTTGATCAAATGTGGGAACGTACTGGACGTAGAGTAAAAACCGAATGGGCAGGGGCTGGAGGATAATGCCAAAACCCTCAAAAAAAGGAGAGGAACGAGTAAAGCCTAAAAAATGGAAAAAAGGACCAAAAGTTTTCTTTGTAACCGACGGCAAAGAAGGACCGCCTTGTCCACAATGTGAAACGACAATGCTCCTTCAAGATTACATGAGGATGGATTTTGGAAAAGAGGACGAACCCGTTAATCCATATCGATGTCCTACATGTGGGTATCTTAAGATAGATCGTCTCAAAAAGTTTTCGGAGGAAATTAAAAGTGAGCTTTAAACGCATACTAGCTATAGAAGGTTATTGCGCGGCTACTCCAGTGCCTAAAGCGTTATATGTTCCAAGTCAAAGAAAAACGTTCTTCGCTTGGCATACTATTAATAAAAAAATTCTTGTTGGTATGTATAATCACGCCACAGAGACTTTTGCCAATTTAGTTGAAGTAGATGATCTCGATTTCTTAGGTGCTTTAGATGCACACTATGCGCCAGCGATAAACATTTTACCTAATGGTAAACTGTTATGCATGTATGGTTGTCACAATACTTCCCCATACTATAAAATCTCCGATAGCGCGTACGACATAACTTCGTGGGGGAGTCGTCTAACCATTTCGAGGACACATACCTACCCTCAACTTATAGCGTATCCGACGGTTGACAATCCAACAAAACTTATCCTTTTCATCCGACACTATATTTCAAGCACACAAAACACTTGGGAAAGATACGAAACAATTAACGGTACTTCGTGGGGTTCACCGCTAGAAATAGTGAACTTCGGGGGTGGCATAAGCCCATACATGCTGTTCTATCAGAGAGATGATAAACTGTTTCTTAGTGGTTTCAAATACACTCACGCCACTTCACAGTACGAAGACTATTACTTCGGTTATTCACTTGGCGAAGGCGACGGAACCAGCGGAGATGAATGGCGAGATGATGCGGGAGGCATTAAAGCGCTTCCATTAGATGCAACAGAAATTTTTGCAGTAACGTCTTCGCACAGAATAGCCGAACCTTACGCACTTATAGATGAAAACAATAAACTGATAATGTTAGGCATGTGGTGGGATGCGAAACCACCGACAACTGGGAAATTCAGGATAGCCCGATATTCGGCTAATTTGGGACAAGCTGGATCGTGGACTTTAGAGTATATTGAAGACAATGGTGGCACGGATTATCTTACTAAGGGACATTGCAACAATCTATTTATCGATCAAACTTTAGGCAGACCAGCTTTTTGGAGCTACGATGGAGAAAGCGTATTTGATAGTGGCTATACTGGAAAATTCGTAAGACAGGTGGGTGGGACCAAAAAATTCGATAAAGTCTATGAAGATAATGGAAGATTGAGAGGCGGAAGATTTAAGGTACTTCTTGTGGAACAAAACGAAAATTATGAGCAACCTATTGAAGTTTTCTTTCCAGAGGAAGGACATCCTGCATCGGAGTGAGACTGATGAGTTTAATCTCCAATCTTGTCAGAACTTCTGGTGAAGACACAACTTTCGTGACAGCGAGGGGGAAAGATATCTTTGGACTTCGAAAACATGAAGTTGGCTGTCTGGCCAAATATTCGACATGGACAGATATTACTAATAAACTTGTCAATTTTAATGTAAAACGTGCGGGCTTTCTTTTTATTCCTTATGCTGAAATTACACTGGAGAATGAAGATGGATACTTTACCAAAGGAACTTACGATATTGGCTACAATAGACAAATGATAATAAAGGCAAAATACAACGACACATGGTTTCAATTAATTCATGGACGTGTCCATAAATTTTATGAAACTCCGATTTTAGGAACATATCCCAAAGAAACCGAAATTACTTACTTAGCAAGAAGTCATTGCGGGCAGAAATTGCTCGATGAAAGAATTACAGAGGCTTATTTTGATAAAGGAAAAACATGTTTAACAGCGATAGAAGACTTACTTGAAAATCCAGATAGTGGCGTTGATACTGGACTTAGATTGGTAACTGATGAAGGAATTATTCATACGGCAGTTGCCCCCGAAAACTTCGAAAGAGAAAATCTTGTTAGTGCCATAAAAATAATAGCTGATGAAATTGGCTACGATGGATACATAGTTGATGAGGCGAACTTAATTATTTTGAGGGCACTGGCAACAGAACCAGCAGAACCACCCGTTTCCTATCATAGCGAACTTTTAAGATTGGCTCCAGAATTTAATCAAGATGAAGTTCATAATCATATTCTGCCATGGGGGTCAACCGACCAAGGCTATCCAGTTACCGATATTTGGTGTGAATGGGGTCTTGCAAGATATTCTCCACCCGCGTGGGACAAAGGAAATCCGCTCAGTGTCGTTTCAGATGATACGGAATTTTTTGATATTGGAGAAACTTCTATTCGAGCCACAAGAACAACTTCGGTTGGTTATGTTAAAATGCTTTTAGATCTTGCGAAAGCGGGCTATGTACGTCCTCAAGACGGGGCACCTCGTCTAGATTTGGACGATAACCGATTTACACAAATTTGGTATAAATTCAGATTTCTGCCTAGTCCAGGTGATCGGCTTCAAGAGGTTCTTATCGATAACGCAGACAAAGAAGCTTGGCGGATGAGTGATAAATTTTCGGACGGAACATGGGAGGCAACTAGCACCAGCGTTTTGGTAGACGATCATGGAATCTGGACTGAAGATTCGGGTTTTAACTGGGCTGAAATCGCTAAAATTAAGCTTTCAAGTTGGAACACATGGGGACCAGATGTTTATTTTAGTGTTGACGGACTCAGGTTTACTGGTGCTGGATGGGACATAAACCCAATAACTAAATCTGCATATTGCCCCGCCCATACAGACTCAACAAGCATAACCAAATACAGCAGAAAGGTCCACCATTTAATAAAATATCGGGACGACATCCATAACTTCGAACAAGCTTATCTTATAGCAGAACTTTATCTTAATGTACACAAAAACCCACTTCAGAGAATTAAAATAGCCAGTGGATTCAAACCTTGGCTTAAACCTCATAACGTTGTTAAACTCGGAATGCCAGAATGGGCAATTTTTAACGAGGACTGGCGTCTCATGTCATTGGAACACGATTGGAATAGTGATAAAAAAATCGTTTACACCAGCGTTGAAATTTTGCCAGCCGCATGGAGTCTTCAAACCGTTGCCGCTTTAAGAACAAGACTGGGAGGCTTTTTAAAAACGGTGACTTAACATGGACAAAAGAAAAGAAAAATCACGGATTCATATTCGCGCGCCATCAAATGTCAAAGTGGAACTTAATGCCCAGTTTGCTAGATTAACAACTGAACTTACCGAACTTCAACGTAAAGGGATAAAACCAAAAAAGTATCGTTTCACTTTTACAATGGTTAAGTTGTTAGCACTAAAAATGGGCATGGAGAAACTGAAAGGACTTTCGTTTAGCGAATTTGAAGATTTTTATAACAAGATTCAAAAAAAGGGATAGGCGTTATGCCTCTTCTGAGGCTTCCGCCTTTGGACGCATGTCTTCGACGACTTCTAATATTTCGCTGAGATCGCCTGGCTTTCCAAGTGTTAATCCCTTTGACGCTGTGTTCTTTAGAAAGTCCGCCAACATATTTGCTGCTAAATCTCTGATTCTGTCTTCACTGACAATTCCTGGCACAGCACTTTCGTAAATTGCTAGTTCCGCCATTCCACGTTTATATTCTTCCCTCATCGCCTCGGTGTCAGGTAACGAATACGTTCCCCCTTGCGCACCTCTTGGAACGTGCCCTAAGATCCTATCGACCCAGTTTAGTGGGACGTGCGCTTTCTCCAGTACGGTTTGTCCACGTTTTCTGTAAGTGTGAAGCCTAAATGGTTGTCCTCCTTCACCAGGATGGTATATGCCAATTTCTCCAGCAGCGTCCATCACTTTCTTCCGTAATCCGCTATATCCCGTTGGGAACACTTTGGCAGTTGGACCAAATTCCTTTCCTTGTGTTTCTATCAATAGTTTAAGCGCATCTCTGGCATCTTTGCAAATGAAGCTGAAGTAGTATGGTTTCGCAACTTTAACTTTGTGTTTGAGCCAAATTTTCATTGGCACTTTATCCGTGTTTAATTCTTCTCTGATATCCTTCCAACGAAGTCCCGCAACGGCCCCTGGACGTCCACACGACTCCGCCAAAATAAGTAGGAATGCCTTGCCTTCCAAGTCCAATAATTCGCACATTTTTCTGGTCTCTTCTTTGCTTGCCATGTAATCTTGTTCTCGTTGAACAGTATAGCCTGGATCTTTGCACTGAAGGGCAACATAGTTGGCACGATAGAAACTTTTGATTCGTCGGTACATACAAATTGCCGAGCCAGGTGCACGTTTATGTATGACTTTGTGCCATTCCAAAATTCTGTCTTCCGCTTTAGCTCTAACTGTTGGAACGTCGGTTTGTTGTTCTTTAATCCTTCCACTCACCAGTTTATCTGGGTCTGTTTTGTATTGGCAACAGAACCGAGCCAATTCCTTTAGGCATTGTTCCTCATATTTTCCACCTTTAAGCGTGTTCCGCCATCTATTCACTGAATTGTATGTTGAACTGGGCAATCCTTCCTCAGATGTTTTGCTGAAATCTGTGAAAAATTTCAACTCACAATCTTCCATTGTCATTTACTCACCTCCCTATTGACTTCCTGGCAAAGTGCCCTCAATGTACACTTTGCTGGATCGAAATCGCGTATTGCGCTTAGAAGTACACACGGTTTTATATTCATGTGATACTTCTTTCGCCATATCCCCCGTTCTTTCCTATCTATATCGCATTCCAATTTGTTTTTTCTCCAATAATGGTACAAACGTTATTATGGGACCAATGTCATTAACGACATACAATAACCCACAAGGCGTCATTATTATGTCACCGATTTCTAAATATTCCACCGAAACTGCCATGTGTATTGGTACTCCGCTGACAACTTTGATCAACGACATTTTGTTTCGTATAACTGACTTACGCATTTGGTTCCCTCACAATAGTCATTTCGTCTATCTCAATATATAACGTTTTTGCCTCTCTAATGTACACGCCTTGAACTTTAAGAACGTAACCTTCCGCCATTAAATTGTTAAAGTTCTGTATTGCCGTTCCGTATGTTGTTCTGTTGGTTATTTTCGAAGCGTAAGTAATTCTTTCGCGACGTACACTATACCATCTTCCGCTTTTAGAATCTACTGGTTGCCATTCAAATCTATTTGACGACGGATCAACGTATGGCTTTTGAAACGCTGGACTAATTCGTGGTCGCCGAATTAGGATTGTTTGTGCTTGCATGTTATGAATCCCTCAATTGCCGAATCTCGTATCCGTTAAGGTAGTGGCCTTTACATTCGTCTTTTGGAACTTCTAAGATGTTTAGATGTTCTGCGATGTTTGTGTTCTTTAACAGCCAAATCAATTGTTTTTTTGCCACTTGTATTTTGTCGATGTATGTCGCGGTTACAAGAAAATATCTTTTCCTCATTTTCAACTCCTGGGTTTTTCGCCCGATCCCTAAAAATTGGGATTTCGTCCGAATTTCACGGACTTTTCAAGAGCGTTATCTTATTATGTCTACTTCCGAGGAATCTGGTCTAAGCAAAAAGCCTTCGTCATCAACAACGTCTATACAAACATGACTCAATACTATCGCGATTTGCGCTGGTGTTAAGCCTGTTTCTTCCGCAATTTCTCGGACTCGTTTTTCGCTAACTTGCATTATGCCACCTCCGTTTTCCTATACTTTATGAATCTTCCTATTTTTTTCCTAAGTGTTCTTCTGTCAGTAACACATTTGAATATGGCATCGCAATCCATGCATGTAAACGCTCCATTTCTGCCAAGTCGTCCATAGTGATGCCACCATCTTATTCTGGTGCTTCCACATTTTTTACATTCCATTTATTTCTACTCCTTTTGTGGACGGTCGCAAGTTCTTTTACGCCCTACATCACTCGACCTAGGACTTGAGTTTTCGGTTAAGAGTTTTTGACGCTCACACGGACTTGCGATTAAGGCTTCAACATGTCCAGAATTCGAGATTTTACTCCCTTATCCGTAAGTGTGTAGACCTTCCGTCTTTCACAAGAGTGTTATATTCTAAGTTCGTGAGGCAATATTCTTGGGCAAGTTTTATGAAAATAATAAGTTTCCCAATAACTGCCTTGTCCCGAAGTACGTCTCCACAAACGTTTTTCAACTTGTGCTTCTGTGCCTTTTGGGATATCTTTTCTACAATAGTCACATGTATGTACTTTTCGGGTTTTAACAATTTTCATTTTTTTTCGACTTCCACATTAAAAAAGGATGTCGGGGGTTTATTTCAACCCCGTCTTACACAACCCGCTACGGCATCTGGATCGCGGTCCTCCGCGCTACAACCCGTCAACGCCCAGGCATTGTTCCCCGCCTCTTTGGACTCGCCTTACGGGCTAGGCTTCCTTTCCCACAATTCGTGAGAGGTTTAGGCTTAGCCGCTGGGGCTTTGTCCCAGTTTTTTAGTTTTTCCCTTTGTTTGTTTCCCCAATTTAGACATGGAGGAGCAGATATATAAAGATTCTTAGATTATGGCCTATTTAGCCATCATATAGATATATTAGGTCCATCTAGGCCAGTATTTATGTCCTAATAAATTAAAAAACGGGGTTATATTCAACATCAAAAAATGTAAATCCGCGGGCAACGTTGGCATCGATTGTGGGGACGGCGTGTTGGAAACCTCAAAAGAATCGAAGGTGGTTAAAAGATTCCATTGAAACAACACTACCGCCCTTTCCACCTTTTATTTTCTTGTTCAACCTATTTCATCTTTCAACTTTTTCGCTAGTTCTTCTGGAATTTCTGTCCAAAACAAAAGATAATACTCTTCACCGCCTCTTTGTGTGCCAGGAATGTATTCTCCGCCATATTTTTTTCTGACTTCAGTTAACCATTCTATTGGATGTTTGTCAGTTATTTCTTCGCTAAGGCCCCATTCTCCACGACGACTTTTCCACGCATAAGAGACAAAGTATTTGGTCATTTTTTTCCCTTTCCTTCCAAGTTAATGATTTTTGGTTGTTTTAATATCTCAGCGAAATCTGTGTGTTTTTCTTCCCAATGTTCATCGAATTTTTCCATAGTTTCGAAGTATTGCCCACAGATGTTACAAATAATCCAGACGCCAACTCCATCACGGCATTTCGACGAACACCATTGCGCTGGGATGGGAATTGGACGCCCACAGTTTTCACAAGGATGATCAGGCGCGAACTTGAACTCCTTCTGCCGTTTTCGGAATTTCCTTTTCTTCTTTTGTTTCTTTTCCATCGTCAAAATCTTCACAATCCCATGGCTGATTTATTAATACTGGTTCTATGAAGCTTTCTTTGGTTAAACAGTAGTAACGCAGATATCCTTTGTATTTTCGATTGATCAAAAGGTTGATGCAGTTTTTGCATTTTTTGTCTCCTCGTTTTTTAATATCTGGCGGACACGCTGGACATCGGCGACAAGTACGACAAGGAAGGGCGTTTTGACATACAAGTTTCTCTCTTCTGATCTGCCGTTTTCCGCCAAGTGTTTTGTAGTGCGGGCACTTTTTAAAAGTCGGCATTCAAGTCTTCCCCGATGGTCTGATTCCCGCAAATTCGTATTCATTGTAAGTGACTCGATTACATGGATCTACATGTATTGTTCGTTTAAATTCGAAAACCATTTTGTAAAGGGCCATTTTTCGTGCATCTGTTGGTTTAATTTTTGAAACTAATGCTGGCATAAAACCGTATTCTTGTACATACAGTTCCACAACATTCCACGATTCAGGAATTGCTAGTTTTTCAATTACCACTCCTTTGAATGTTAGTAATGCTACATATTCCATTATTTTTCCTCCTCCGCCGTTTTGGCACTTTTCTTCCACTGACGTTTTTCAAACGCTGTTTTGGGTGGTCCTCTAAAAGCCTTACGTGATATCTTGATTTCTCTACGACCACTTTGGTGTTTTCGTCTTGTTATTCGACGGCCTGGCTTTGGCGGTGGTGGAAGCCATTTCTGCCTTTCTTGTTCCGCTCGTTTCTCCAGTTCGGTTTTTAATGGGAACCCAATAGGAACTAAATCGCCTTTTTTGTAGTTTTTACCCGCTATCCCGATGACTATTGGTTTTTTAACTAACAATGGTTTATCGACGTCTTTAATCACAATGGGAATCCCTAAAACTTCTTCGGGATCTTTAACAACGGCGGAAGGCAGATCCTTCCCAGCCAGTTGTCGAAGCCAACGTTTGAAGGTTTCCCACTTACTCATTTTATCACGGCTTAAAGTACACCTTTTTCTTTTGCGGTAACAAGAATATCAATTGCTGCCAAGATACTAACTTTTTCTTTTTGAAGTTTAAGAAGGCGGTTTTGTGCCTTTACTTTGCCTTCTGAACATCGTTTAATGTCTTCGTTCGTAATTTGAATCCCTTCATCGATGTATTTGAGTTGATCTTTCAGACGTGTTATGGCTGTTATTTTAATCCCTCCTTGTGAACCCTAAAATGGCTTTGCCGTAGGTTCTCGTCGTCTCTTATCCAAACACCGCCAAATTCTCTGAACACATTAACAACACGAGTCCAGCCTTTCCCCCCGCCAACCCACGCAATACGAATCCTTATTGTATCCGTGTCTTCCTCAACAGACAAGATGAGTTTTCGGATGTCAGGCGGAAGTTTCGCCATAAGCCGTTTTCGCCATGCGGCATTCAATCCGCATTCAACTTTGACAACGTTGAATTTTAACTGGAGCGGGGCTCCACATTCTGGGCAGTTTACTTCTGGCATGTTTCTCACACATTTATCAAAGCATCGTAATCCAAGTTTAACATGCTCGCCATTTTTTGGAATGTTCCCAGCCACTTTCTGCCATCATCGGTTATTATGTGATTTTTCCCGTCGATTGTTATCAGTCCACCCACTTGTAATTGTCGAACTATTTCTTTGGCTTTGGCACAATTCAAGTTCGCTTTATACATGATTCTTGTGATTTTTGCGTGTCGTGTAAACCTAGGATTTGTTGCGGGTTTGACTTTAATTAGTACGTCCAAAACAGCAGCATACATTTCGACGTTTCCTCTCCTCATCATATTCACTTCCATCAATAATAGGTTTTTAGATATTCCTTTACCTCCGCACGAAGTCGTGGAAAATTATCCAACACGATTTTAACGACTCTAAGCCTTACTGCCGAATCTACGTTTGGTTCTATCTGTTCCACCTCCAAAGATTATTGAATAAAAAAAAAGGGGTTAAGAAGTTGTCTTAGTAGTTGCTTTCTTTGTTTTCTTAGTTTTCTTCGGCTTTGGTGTTGCCTTTGGTTTCTTCATTCCTGGCAGTCCATAAACATAAGCTCTCTTGCGATTGGGATTGTCGGCGATGACGACTTGGTTCTTTTCTGCCAGTACACGCATTAAACGTCTGGCTGTACCTCTGAGAGGCCAATCAAAATGATCTCGCATTTCAACGGATGTTACATATCGTCCTTGTTTTTTCATGTAAGCCAAGACTTTATCGATTTGAATGTCAACTTTGGTTATTCGTATAATGTTTGGATCTGGGACTCTGCTATCAATTGTTGGTGTTTCTGCCGTTTCTGATGTTTCGGCAACAGGAAGGACTTCTGATACTGGTGCAACTTCTTCTGAACTAATTTCTTGCGTTTCTTTTTCTGCTGACATTTCTATCAACAAATTAGACTCGGATGTCGCCGAATTTAAACCTTTCTCTTTAAGCATATTCTGGGCACATATTATTCTGTTTCCATGTTTCTTGGTGAAGTACGTCCTAATTTTTTTGTTGATTCTCACGATTTTCTTTTCGTTTTTAACTGCGGGTCCTTCTCCCTTCCGTATTGGTTCGTGGCAGACACTACAAACATGACGTCCGCCCGCTTGTGTACTTTCAAGGTGGGCTAATTCTTTTGGATGTGGCAATTCTTTTTAATCTCTCCTTAAATTTCTTTTGTCTTGGACGTGATCTTAAATTTCGTCCCATGTGGGGCAAAGGGCACAACGGCCTTCCTCCAGGACCAATCACGGCATCTTCCTTACGAATGTAACGTGCACACGATACACAGAAAAAATGATCTTCATACATTGAATGGCCTTTACTTCGAGGCATGTTATTCCCTTCGAAGTTTTTTTGGAGAAGGTATCGTATTTTTGGTTTCCCAGTAATCCCGATTAATAACTAAATAAAGCCACATTTCGAGAGGAATAGTTTTATTTAAGTTCGCGATTTCTTCGTTCCATCGAGTTGGCGTAGGAAAACCGCTCATTTCTAAATATAAGGACGTAGCCAGTTCCATACGATACAAGCCAAGTTCAAAAATCGTAATTCCGCAAATACGTTTTCCTCCTCTTTTATCCGTAGCCCAGTCATGACCAATTCGTTTTCTACGATTTTTTCGTGCCGTTACGACAAAGCCACTATTTAACAAACTATTCCGAGCCCATTCGCTACTAAAAATCATTACCATTGTAAGTCACGAGAAAGAATTAGACGTTTAAGAATTTAAAGGTTTCCCAAAAGAAAGAGTTTTACTTGTGTGAACTTTCTGTTATCACTTTTCTCAGCCCTATCCAAGACCAAATCCAGCCGATCCAAAATCGGGATAACTTGTTTCAGCCAATAGTAATCGTAGCCCGTCTGTTCGATTGTTGGAATGTCCCCCTCAATAACGGGCTCCACTTCCATCTGTCGTGATTTAAGACGTTTCCCTCTCTTTGAAAGTTTACGTTTGTACGTCGCAACGACATAACTAATTTCTCGAGGGTTTACTGCCTTACCGTATTCAACTGCCTTTATTGCGGCAGATACGTGTGGTGGTGGACGGTGTCCTTTCTTCACGGCTTCATATTCGTTTAATGGACGAGTGATGCCTTTGGTGAAAAGAAGTTCGGTTAAAACGTTCAGTTCGCCAGCATAAAGTTTCTGTTTAAGTTCCGCAAGAAACGGCTTTAATTCCTCCATTATTTGCGAACGTTCTTTCCCTTCCAATATTAAGTCAAAGCATTTTTTCTGAACAGTTTTTGCCAAGCCCGTCCAGTCTCGACGTTTAAGTTCGAATCCGACGATCATAATGTAGTCACACCAGCGTTTCTCCCAGATGCAGTGATTAACGTATTTCTTCTTAACGCCCTTCCCAGTTCGGCGAGTTTTAGCATCACCAGGACTCAAATAAAACAAATCGCAAATGAAGTCTGTTTCAATGTCGATATCAATTGAAACGCCGTAACGTTCCAGTCCAAATCGTCGAATGTTGATGTTAAGTTTTTTCGCCAGTTCTTGAGCATAAGCCAGGACTTTCTCCAAATCCTCTTTGTCATAATCTTCCATGTTTTCTTGGAATGGAATGTCAACAGGCAAATCTATGAACACGCTGTCCGTGTCTCCATAAATGACTTTTAGCCCCAGTTCATTTTCTGCATATCGTTTAGTTTCGCGGATACATTCCCGTCCAGAAGTTGTAACTGCTTCCGCAACATCCTTATTGAAAAAGCGACAGATGAGGCTGCCCATAACACCGATAACAGCGCAATACAGAGTTTTGGCTACTCTCCGCCTAGTGTATGCTCGATATTTTTCGAATGTACCTGGCTTGGCTTTGTTGTACAAAACGTCGAGATCTTCTTTCCATTTCCCAATAACATCGAGAACTTTTACAAGGATGGAACGTTGTTTACTGGTGAATCGTGATGTTGCTGTTTCTATGTCGCCTTCTGGGTCAACTGTGTCTATCCCAATGTTAAGTGCTCGCATGGTGCTTGGATACAAACTTTTGAAGTCGAAACATGCCGTCCATTTATGTGTTCCTGGACTAGGTTTTAACACAGCTCCTCCACTATGTCCTCCGCCCGTTCCCCCTCGCTCCTTAATTTCTTTTCTTGTCATAAATGAAATAGGTTTCGACGGCAATACTATTCTAGGCTTATTTTGTAACGCCATTCGCAATCCGAGTATGTCGATGGCGTAATTATTGCTTACGGTGTCTGAGGCAGGGACGTTCAAGTAAACGCTCATATCGAGATGCCCACTGGACAAGTAAAGTTTTTGATCAATTTGGAGAATTTTAACGCTGTCTTCCACATTATACTTTTTTAATGTTGGGTCTCCATTATCTAAGTATTTTTCGAACCAATCCCAGATGAGTTTAATATCTTCCTTCGCACCGTAACTTGCCATAGGAATTTCTAATTTGCGACATGCCTCTTTCAAGCTTACATATCTCGTGCTTCCTCGGGTACTGGCTAGCCGACTATAATAACTGAAAGAAGACATTAAGTCTATCGATGGAATGCGGAACTTATTGTAGTTTGGAAAGCCTATTCGTTTTGCCCGTCCATATGGATATTTAACGTCATAATTTGTCCATGAGCACACAATGGAATATTTATCGATTTGTTTGCCGTACCATCTGAACAGTTCCATTTCATCTTTAAAACATGCCCACTCAATTTCGCCTTTTTCGTTGACAAGTGCGACACTTAACATTCGGAATGGTGGGTTAGTAACGTCCAATATACCCGATCTTTCTCGAGGGTCTGTTTCTATATCCACATAGGCAATTTTCTGTTTCTTGTAAACTTGCAAGTTCATGTCAATAATAACTCGTTTGCCTGGCTTAACGTCTGCTTCGAGAAGTTTAATGCCCGCCCGATTGGAAGTATAATATCCCCCACGTTCTGTGCCGAACCAAAGATAGTTGCGAAGATTGTTAATGGCATAAGGCATATATGTCGCGATTTTTGTAACAGGACGTTTATCGCAACTGATACATTCGTCTGGATTCATTTCGGTTATTTTGTGTTCTAAACGAAGTTCTTCACATGCCTCCCGAACTTTCTCAGTATCTTCTGCGTAACAAAAACAATAATTCCAGAATGGCATGGGCTTAAACAAAACAACTTTATTTCGATTTTGATCAAATTTTGTTACGACAAGTTTTGGCTCGTTGTTAATTGTCGTAACGGTTACGTCAAGAACTTTCTCGTTGTATTGAAGTTTTAACTCCGCTGACAAGTTTGAGATAACCCTCCAATGGCATGTTTCCATAAACAACAACCATAGGATGTGGAAGACCATAAACAGATTCAATAGCGAACCAATTTGTTCTTGTTATAGTTATTGTTGCCTTCCATTTTTCTCCAGTTAATGGACGTCGGTTTGTTGTTAATGAATCAACTGCCGTACGTCCAAGACAAATAACGATTTCTGGTTTTATTATATCAAGTTCGCGAAGTAAGAATTGCTGGCATTTATTTCTTGAACCAACGGCAACATCTGGAATAGCGCATTTCACAACATTGGTTACCCAAATCTCATCTTCCATTACTCCCAGCTCTTTGAGTAACGCTTCGAACACTGGGCGGGATTTACCTTTTTCACCGAATGGTGTCCCTTCACCTTTACAACGTACTGAAGGCGCTTCTCCAATAATGGCCATTTCCGCGTTCATGTTGCCTGAGCCAAACACTACTCGTTTTGGCTTTTTCTTAAAACATAGTCGACAGCCTTCGATGGTGTTTTCTAGAAGTGTTAATTTCATCTGTTTTATCGCTGTCATACGTCCACTTCCCTTTTTATTTCGAAACAGTAATCCCAGTCTCCTCGTGTCCAGAAGAAAAAGACGTAACAATGTGATTTTATTCCGAACAATAACCCTCTTTCGCATAACTTGGTATAAGTTATAAATTCGGTTATATCATCAAATTTGATCCAGCTTTTATGGGAAATATGTCGTTGAACCCAGATAACTGTAAACTCCTTGCAGATGTACGCTATATCTGGATTCAGTTTTTTTGGCTTTGACCAAGGCAATTTCATTTTTGGAACGACTTCCATGTAAATTTTTTGCAGTCACATAACCGACAAGCACCATGCCCACTAATGGCTATGTCTCTTTTATCGATTCTGTGTTTTTCTAGTCCATGTTCGTTTTTACTGTGTCCACATCTACAAATTTCTTTCATTTGAGAAACACTTCCCACCAGAGGCATAAGAGGCTTAACAAATATTTGATGGATGGACTTAACTTAAAAAAGTTTACGTCGTTAAACAAGCCCATTTCGCGGAGAATACTTGGCTTTAAAAACTTGTCAACGACAAAACCCATATCTCTAAAACACATTGGCTTTTTGGGTGCTAGGCATCGATGCATTCCAGCGTACTCTCCACATAAATATCGAAGATAACGTTTAGGATTCTGTCCACTTAAATCGTGCAAGCCAAGTTGCATAATTGATTCTTGTAACAAGTTGATATCAGCGAACGGCAGAAGGACTTCCTGATCCTTTCTATGAAACGCGCAATATCGATGACGATTGCCATAGGTGTTTATGCTTCGAATGTCCCAGAAAATCATGTTGTACGGTGGCTCTCCAGTACGGACCCAGAACGGAAAATCGTTTACAGAAATCTTTAAATTCTTAAAAAGTTTTGTCATCTCTTTAAGATCTTGTTTTATGAGAGTCATCCAATACAAATGTCCCGCTTTTAATGCCCGAAGTTCGCTTCCCATACTTGGTCCGAAAATTGTATCCGCATAATCGCCAACAACTAGTACATCTTCCGCATTTTTACATAAAAAGTAAGTTGGTATCGTTCCACCTCGATCATGTGGGGTCCCCAATTTTTCAATTATTATTGGTAGTTCGTGGAGGATTATTTCTCGGGATAATCGAACTTGTCTGAACGGCACGTCTAACTGCTCGGCAATTAACTTAGCTCCTACACTTTCATCATATTTCTCAAACGATACGTTTACCGCTTCAACATTCAGTTCAAGACTTTTACATTTAGCCAGGAGGTAAGTGCTATCTACTCCACCGCTGAAGCCAACAGATACTTTCTTAGATCCGACTTTTTTTAAAATTTCGCCGATGTTAATATCGAAGACTCTTGTGTCCACCGAATTTGGATCGGCTATTGCTGATCGTTGAAGCATGTCCCATTCCCACGCTTCCATTGGAAACTCCATGATAACACCACCGACGGGTGTTTCTCCAAAAGGATTGTATTTTGTTGCGATAAACCATTGAATGGCTTTGTCATCTAGTTCTATTAGTTCTTGAGGGGAGGCATTAAGTAAGTCGCCGAAATAAGTGTAATATTTTTTCAAACGTTCATATCGCTGGATTGTTGAAGTAAACCGTTGAGGGCGGGCAGTTACGCTGTACATTTTTCTCATCCAATGTAGTGCGTTTCTGTTTTTCCTGTTTTTCTCTTTTTCGCGGTGACTGTGAACAAGTCGTCCATGTAAATATGGGCAGATCCGATCATATGGACAAGAAATCCTAGTTTAGCCTTTACCGCCTTTGCAACTTTTTTCTGGAACCCAGCAAATACTGCCATATCTGAAGGCAAAAGATTAATTACGTCTGAACTTCGGCTAAACACGCACATCTCCAGTTTTTTGTCTCTTAATAAGAACTGCATAGAAACGGTGCACGGAACATGTCCTTTCTTTCGACAATCCTCGTGGTCCCATACAGATGCGACTGCCTGCCTTGTATTCGGATCTTTTGTAAGGCGTTTGATAATGGCTGGAAATTGATGTCTTAGAAATTCGCCATAAGTTTTAGCCTCATTTTGCATCGGCGGTAATACTGTGGTATCTACCACTGAATATGTAAGACCGCAAACTTCCAGTACCTTTCGTCCACTAATTATGCGAACGTTGCCGTTTTGAAGTACCATTAGAAGAACTTGCGCATATGCGTCGGCTAATGTAAGAACGGGCATTAATACGTCACCTCTGTGCCGTCGTGTTGCCATTCCCAGAATATGAGGTTCTTTTTCTTCCAGCCCACTTTGGTCATATAGTAACTCCATTCATAAATTCGTTTCAACGGGAAATCCTCAAGCGTTTTTATAATTTCTTGGATAATGGGGTTATCTGCTTGTCTAGTGTTACTGAAAACCGACATCTCAACTTTTCCTTCAACCATAACTCGCCGAAGCGTTCCAGGGCCGAAAGCTAAATCAAATGCGTAAGAAGTTGGGGACTTCTTCCAACATGAGCCACATACTAAAGTTTCGCCAGGATCGATGCCAACAGCAACACTTACATGATATCCTTTTGCTAATAATTCTGGTACCCGAAGTAAAGCCTCTTCTCTTGTGATATTCGGAAGATGTGGAGATATGTCCCATTTTCGGTGAGTAAGCCAAGTCCGCACAGATATCCGTGAATTAGCCGCTAAAAGCACTTTCGCTTTATCTGTTATGATGGGTGGCTTTGGTTTGAGAACAACAAAGTCCGAGGTGTTTAGTCCAGCTCTTCGCAAATCGTCCATCCGCTCTAATTTCGTCCTTCCTTTAAGTTTAACGATTGGCATTTTAAACAAGATTCTAGGGGAAGTCGTGTGTATTTAAACGTTAATGGATATAGTCCCAATGTAACATTGATCCGTTGGGACTATGTTACTTTTTCCATTAATGTTTAAATATAGTCCATTGCCTTCTGATTCTTAGTGAAAAGTTAATGCCGTTATCCGTGGAAGACTTTAAAAAATATTTAAATCGATATTGGAACTTAGGTTATAATTTGATACCAATAAACTACGGTACAAAGAAACCGATAGTTTCTTGGACTGAATATCAGAAGAAACGGACAACCGAAGCACAATGGGACAAATGGATTGCTGAACATACTAATAACGGTCTTGTTGAATTGAATGTCGCGGTTGTTTGTGGAGAAATTAGCGGAAAACTGGCTATTATAGATTTTGATAAGAAGAAATGGTGTGGACAAGTTTTGGGTGCCCCTCAAACAATTATTATCGGAACAAGCAAAGGAAAACACGCCCATTATATAACCGAATTTCCAACACCAACTCGTAAAGGATTTCGTGGATTAAACATTGATATTCGGGGTGAAGGCGGATATGCTTGTATTCCGCCATCACATATTAGAAAGTCTCCAGAAAACAAGAAAGAGTTCGATTATATTTGGGAAGGTGATTCTGACGTGACTCCACAATTCTGGGGGGGAGACTTTGAAACTGGACTAGATGCTAAACTCAGAAAACGTTTTAATAAGGAAATGCGTAAGTCAGAACGAATTAACATAACCAAGCTTTTAGAAGGGAACTTAAAAGACGGTGATGGACGGGCTGTTTCAGCGTTTCACTTGGCAACGTATTGGAGAACCAGTGGCTTATCATTGGAGGATTCATGGAAGAAACTTGTTAAATGGAACAAGCTTAATATCGATAAATTGGGGGAAGACGAGTTGGAACATGCTATTGATTCAGCATTTAAAAAGTCAACTCCATACAAAATTGATTTCGAGGTTGAAAAAATAGAACTTTTCACAGAACAAGAATTAGCCAATGCGGAGAAACTATTAAACGATCCAGAGTTTCTATGGAAGTTACATGAAGCGAATAGGGATATTGTGAGAGAAGACAAGAATCGGGTACTTATTCCCATTTTAGAATTTGGAAAGTTTAGTTTCGAAGTCAGTGGGAAAACTGCCTCAGGCAAAAATACACTTGTTGATTGGTGTCTTAAAACAATTCCTACTCATTGGTGCGAAAAAGTAACTGGACTCTCAGATAAAGCCGTCCGTTACTTGCCCGATAATATCCGAACGTTATACATCGCCGAACGTCGGGGTCTAAAAACTGGTGAAGAGTCAACTGCGGAATATGACGTTAAAGTAAATATTTCGGAGGGCAAACTTAGGATCTGGGTCGTGATGATTGAAGAAGGAAAAAAGCCAGAGGCTGTTCTCATTGAAACTGGTGTGGAAAATGTTATCATGACTTCTACAGATATAACCATGCCACTTGAACTGGAGAACAGAATGTTAGACGTTCCAACTGATGAATCGTTAAAACAAAATCAGTTCGTGCAAGATAGACAATTAAGCGAAAAGGCAAAACTTCCAAGTCAAAGAATAAACACAAAGGCCGAAAAAAAACTGTTCCGTGCGGCATTTACAATTCTTGATGATGAGGCTCCTAATGATGTTGTCATTCCTTTCGCAAATGAGTTAAAACCCGTTCTTCCAAATTTAGCTCCACATATTCGACGGAATACTCCAAAATTACTCGCATTAATTGAAACAGTTGCCAGAATTTATTACAAACAGCTTCCAATAGTAATGGACGGTGATATTCCCGTTATTGTCGCAACACCAGAAATCTTTTGGTTAACTTGGCGCATTGCAGATCGGGCTATTACGTCCGCAGTGATTGGTTTAACAGACAAACAGAAAAAGGGATGGATGTTTTGCAAAGAGATGTTACTTTCAGATGGTCAAGTAACAAACGCTGGACTATGTAAGAAAATGGGTTTTGGATCTGGTTCTGGAAGGAAGATGTTAAATAAATTCCAAGATCTTGGGGCGATTGTTAAGCAGAAACGTGAAGGACATTGGATTTGGATTACTGGCGAAAAAGAATTTAGAGAAAGCATAGAAAGTGTTGATTACAAACAACTTCAAGAAGCAACAGAAACGTTTCTTAAAGATCAAGTGGGAAACTGGGAAGACAAGATACACTTGAAAAAATTATGCGATCCACTGACAGGTAAATCTGAGGTGTTTAAATGATTGAAAAAAATATTTATCCCTCTCGGGGACTCACATATTCCCAGTTGAAAAGACGTAAGAAACTCCTCAGAAAAATCGATTTAGAATTTAAACTCTTTCGGGATAGTTATGCACATCAACTTATCGAAGAACTTAAATTGATGATGGATAAAAAAGTTGGCGGATTTAGTTTAGTTCGTGTTAAAGACGCCATGCCAGATGGAGAGTTGTTCATCGATAGAATGTGCCGAAGCATGTGGATCAGCGTTATGCTTAAAATTATAAAATCGACAGGCTACAATTATGCCGTTAATGTTTTTTCTCGAGAAATTATCGATATGATTAATGTATTATCCATTCACGAAATTCTCCACATGGAAATGGGGGAAGATAAAACCGTTGTTTTAAATGAAGAAATTGTCTGTCATAATATCGAACGATCATTATTTAACTGGAGAAAAACAAAATGCCCGAACATTATATGCCTAGCATAAGACCAATATGGCTCTACATTCCGTGCCCGAAGAAAAAAATGCAGAATGTAACATGGGATGAATGTCTTAGTTGTAACGATGCGGAGAAACATCCTGAATGCCCGCTACTGTCCATTCGCATGACTTTCACGCCACGTGGATACACGCCTAAGCTTTATCACTGCACCGAAACAAAAAGTCCTCGGCGAGCGTTCTTTAATCGTACAAATGATTACTCACAGGGCTGGATTACCAGTTTCAACGCAATGGATTTCTTTATCGGAAGCGCAATTCACGATAGAGTTCAACGGCCGTATCCAAAAGAACTAAAAGAAGTTAAAGTTTGGAAAGATTACAAAGACAACATTTACGGAGACTTCAAAGGCACTGGAAGCATAGACATGATTGATGCCAGGAACGCCATGATGCTGGAGATTAAAAGCATAATGTCCCTGAAATGGGTCCTTCTACGAAACGCCCCTCTTGACGATCACGTTTATCAAATAAACACTTATTACGAATGGGGGATGTACTGCAAGCCAGAGATATTTTCGAAACTAAAACTGGCGAAAATTGTGTACTTATGTAAAACCAAATATAGTCCAGGCGGGAAACGCTATAAAGAATTTGACATGCCATTAACATACAATGCCGATTTAACCGCGAATATTCATGCTCTTCACAAAGCGGTTATGACAAACATCCCTCCGCCAAAATTATGCAAAGGACTTAAACGTCCAACTGCCCGTAAGTTCCCATGCGGATGGTGCGCAAGTTTCGATAGATGTTTAAAGGATTGGAAGAGTCGTGGGAAGTAATTACAACAAAGGCCGTAGATTCGAATATAAAGTGAAAAAACACTTAATAGAGAACTGGAGGCACCAAGTGTTTCGTTGTGCGGGATCTAAACCCCTAGACTTAATTAGTGTCGATCCAAATGGTAGACCTTATTTTCACGAATGTAAAATAATCGCACTTACTCCAATCGAACGGAAACGATTAGAAAAATGGGCTAAGTTATTGAAACATCCTATTTTCTTTTGGACGCAGAATAAAGGTCGACTTATTGTGAGGATAATACCATGATTAACTGGCTTCTCAATATTGCCAGCGTATGTTTCTTTATTGCGGAAGTCATTAAAATGCACCGTAAATGGAGAGCCAAGAAAAAAATGGATTCAACAAGTTTAGAAGGAACGATTATTCATACGATAGGCAATTTCACTTTTGCTGTCCTTTGTATATTTTCTGGGGCTTGGATTGCCGTTTTCGCTGAATTAACTTTGGCAATCAGTAATTGTGTTGCAATTTACTGGAAGACAAAATGGTTGGTGAAAAAACTTGCGGAAAAGAGTCGAGTTAAACGAATTAAGAATCGGTGATCTAATAAAAGTCGTATGGTTAGATGCCAGCGAATTTCGGACACATAGAATGGATATTGATGAAGATGATTTCGACACAACAATCCATACCTACGGAATTTACGGTGGACTACGAGGTGGGAAGAAAAAACATGTTGTGGTGATCAAAGAAGTGTTTCCGAATAATCAGTTTCATAGTAACATCATTCCAATGGCTTTGGTTGTTACCATTTATCGGTTTGTAGCCAAGGCTGCCAGAAGACGAGTACGAACTTACATAAAAAAATGTATTCGGGAGGGAACAGAAAGAAATGAATGATCCATTTAAAAAGTGGATTCGGAAGAAACTCAGCAAAGAAGAACTTTGGCAGTGGGGGACGTTTAGCAAACGGGCAGTTAGGACATTCAAAGAACCTTCAAAAAGATTGGTTCTTATTGTGTACGTCACAACCATTGTACTCTTGGCCTTAATTATACTGGAAGCCATTCATATCATTGTTACTGGAGAATTTTGCCCAGAAATTTTTTGTGCTATAACCACTTTAATTGCGATGTTGTTCGGAACAATTCTGGGGGTGAAAGGATGAGAGATAGGCCAATAAAAGACAGATGTCCAGGAAGGACATGGATGTTCATAGATGGACATTGGACGCCTATGTACTTCGATGGAAAAATATGGCATATACTTCGAGACTGGGATGGTGAACTTCCAAATGCCAAATAGCGGATGGGCGTTTGTTCATTTCGCAACCTTTGCCACAAAAAAGGCTCATTACATTGGTACAGACGGAATGTCGCTGTGTGGACGTTACTTATGGCTGGGACCAGTCGAACAAGGAAAGGACGGTAGTCCAGATAACTGCGCAATCTGTAAGAGGAAACTTGTGAAACTCCGCCAGAGTCACAGTGGGACAAAATCACATAAACACGAGGGGAAGTAGTAGGGGGATTTAATATGTCTCCACCAATACGAATTGGAATAGTTGGGAAAATGGGTAGTGGTAAGTCTACCGCCGCAAAGTATCTCGAAGCAAAATATGGCTTCCATCGTCTTAGCTTCGCGATGGGTGTTAAAGAGATTGCCAAAAAATACTTTGGGATGGGAAAGAAAAATAGATGCTTACTTCAGTCCATCGGAATGAAGATGCGAGAAATTATGCCGCATGTTTGGATCGCGTACACATTCAACAACATTCACCCCCTTATTTGGAACTGTTGTGATCTCGTTATTGAAGATGTTCGTTTTGAAAATGAAGCGGCATATCTTAGACAAGAAAAATTCATACTTCTTCGTGTTGTTCGTTCCAAAGGACGAAAGGCAGTTGGCATGGAATTTGCCGACGACAAAAGTGAAACCGAACTGGAAGGGATTTGCACGGACTACATATTCAACAGTTTCGAGGAAGATAATGAAAAATGGAAGCGAGAACTTTACGACTACATAGATAAAATATTATTCGGACAAAGGAAGAAAAAATGAAACTGGCATACATGACTTATCCTCTTACTGGAGCACCCGAAAAATACACAAAAGAAGCCAAAGCCTTGGCTCTTAAAATTTTAAAAGCCCGTCCAGATATAGTTATTGTTTTTGCGCATGTTACTGTTGATTCGTGGATACCACCCAAACTTATGAGACGACGGATATTGGCAGATATCGAATTAATTCATCGTAGTGACTTTATTATTGAAGGTAAAGAACTAGACTACGAAGAAAGTGCTGGTGCCGTTTGGGAACATTGTATCGCAATGTTTAACAATAAACCAATTTATACTCCAGCCGAAATTATAGAAGGAAAAGACCGTGCCTGATTACACTGAAACACCAAAGGAAATTCTCCAAAAACTTTTGAAAGTCGAAAAAGACATTATTGAGGACTTACGAGCCAAATTAAAAGATTGTCATGAGCCATACGAAATAACCAAAGTCTCTAATTCCATCGCATATCACAGTCAATGTATAATCAAACTTTTGGAAGCTCTTAAAGAGGAGCCTCAAAGCGAAGATGACTTGCTTACTTTACTTGAAAAGAAAATGCCGAAAAAATACATGAGAGAGTTTAATCTTGGAAACAGACGTAATCGAAAACTTCGTAGATAAACTAACAAATCCAGCGACAAGTTTAAAAACCGCTGGAGAGTCTGCCAAGTGGTTTTGGGGGCAACCAAAGGCTTTGGCGGAACTTTGGCGTCAACAAAAAATAATGGCTTTGCTTAAAGAAGATTGTGCCTTTTTTTGTACTTTAAATCTTCGGCTGCCTACGGGCGTTTTTACAACACAGCCCTTCCAAGTTGGTTATTTACGAGACACGCATAAAAGAATTTGTGTATGTTGCGGACGTCAAGTTGGAAAAACAACTATGTCCGCTGGAAAGAACGTTCATTTCGCGTGTACTCATCCATACACAACTTCTCTCATTATTAGTCGTTCCCAACGACAGTCAATTCATATGTTTGATATCGTTAGGAACATGTTCTTTTGGAACCCTATTTTAAAGGGCTTTTTGTCATATCCAGGCACAACACGGACAAGAATACGTCTTAAAAATCATGCCCAAATTATAGCCCTTCCCACTGGATCAGACGGTGAAACAATATTGGGACAAACTGCCCACAAAATTACGATTGACGAAGCCAACTTCATTAAGCCATCGATAATCACCGAAGTTGTGTTCCCCATGATTTCTTCGACTGACGGTGCGTTAGACATGTTAAGCACGCCTGAATATGCCGAGCATCCGTTCATGAAAGCGTTTTATAATTATGAAGAACTGGGATATCACCAATATCATTTTCCCAGTAGTATCGCACCATTCCCAACTAAAGAAGCCAAGTTAAGATTCTTAAAAGAACAAAAAAGAACTATCCCCGAAGATGAATATATGCGACAGTACGAAGCCATTCTTCCAGATGAAAGCAATCAGTTAATCGCTACCAGATATATCCGTAAATGTATTGACCCAACTTATACATTATACACCGAGGAAGAACTATTCGCAGAACAAGTTAGAGCAGACTTTGGCGGATATGATCCAGGCGGAAGAGTTAATCCTGCCGCTTTTGTGGCTTTAAAAAATGATAAAGCCAACGTTGAGAAAATTGATGGACGAGGGAAGCCATACAGAACAAGTCAAAAGGCTTGGCGTCTTGTATTCGTTCGAGAAAAGAAGGGAGAAGGTTATACAGAATTTACTTTATTTGTTCAAGGAGCCCAAAGTGTCCTTCACATGCGAAAACTTGGCGTGGACAGTAAAGGCCTTGGTGGACCATTATGTGAAGATTTAGAACACGCACTAGGGAAAAACCGTGTGGAAGGTTTTCCAATCGGCGATAAACTCAAAGTCGATTTGTTCAAATGGCTTCGTACATGTTTTGAACAAGGCTACATCATTATTCCAGATGATGACAATATCATCCGCCAACTAAAAGCCCTCAAATGGAGATGGGTTGAAGTATCTACAGCGAAAGAACGTGCGGTACCAAAACTACGTTACGACATTTATCATGGAAGTACACCCGATGACGTAGCCTTCGCAACTGCGATTGCCTTGTATGTTGCGGCTCAGAAGAGAGGCGGAAAAATGCTAAGGGCGTATTAACATGGAAGAAGACGAAATTTGGGAAAACTGCGAAAAATGTGGGGCGTCGATAGGAAATCCTAATTTGGCAACAAAAACGAAAACTGGACTAAAATGTTTTAGGTGTGAGCAAAAATGAAATTCGGAATAATAGGAAGCCATTGTTCGGCGAAAACAACCACCGTGAATTACGTTCTCCAGTATTTGAAACGTAACGGCATCAAGGACGTTATGACCCGAGCCGAGGTTGCTCGACGAAGTCCATATCCACTTGATAAGGATGCCAAGAAAACGTTTAAACTTCAGTTCTGGATAACCAGTGAAACAATACGAAAGGAACTTGAACTAGAGCCACGATGTGAACATTTAATCTGCGATAGAACAGTTGTAGATCAGGTTGTATATGGACACGATGCTCGACGCCGTAAACAAATAACTCCCGAGGAATTTAAACTGATTTATGTACTCGCAAAGAATTGGCTGGAAGCCCATCCCTACGATGTAACATATTTGCTTTATCCAGCGGAACTTTATGCTGATAGTGTCCGTCCACTAGACCATACTTGGCAAGAAACTATCTGGCGATATTTCAAATGGTGGACTCCTAGGTTACTAGGCGAGTGGGGGTTCATAACAATCAAACATCCGCACTTAGACAAACGAATGAAAATGGTAGCAATGGATATTAAAGCCAAAATTCGTAATCCACCATGTTCAGTTATGGGACGGGGGTGATGTTACGAAAAAATTGATTCTTATTATCGCTATCATCTGCCTTGTCTCCATATTTGTTGGTGCCGCAATAAACCAATTATTACAACACAAAGAAGTGCCTAGTTCGGGCGTCATAGCAACTGGAGATCTGGGCATTTATTGGAACATGGATTGTTCTGTTGAAGTTGTTGATATTTACTGGGGCACCTTGGAACCTGGAAGTAGTATTCCAAAAACACTTTACTTCCGCCATGAAGGAACAGTGGATTTCACGATGAGTTTCAATACAACAAACTGGGAGCCAGTAAACGCTGATCAATTCATTTATATCACTTGGAACTATGATGGGACTTTCTTAATTCCAGATGAAGTCCGCGAAGTTATTTTCACCATAACCGCCAACACAACTATTTCGGGTATAACGAACTTCAGCAATCTCATTAACATCTACACATTCATATAGGAGGTGAGAAAGTGCCATACATAAAAGAAGAACGGAGACCCGATTTAGACCCAACTCTGCAAGAACTTTGGAACATTTTAATAAGAAGAAAAATTGAAGAAAAAGTTTCACACTTTGAGCCTACAGAGTGGAGCGAAGAAAAAACACTTGATGAAATAAAAGGTGATGTCAACTACTGCATGACAAAACTTCTTGTGACTATGCTAAAAAAGTTTGGAAAAGGCTATGCTAATTTATCAAACATACGCGCCATTCCACAAGATGTTCACGACGAATTTGAAGAACAATTTATGAAGCCATACGAAAAGAAAAAAAGAGAGGAGAATGGAGAAGTTCTTCCGTTGGCGGTTTAGCCGTTCGTTAATCTCTTGATGCCGTAAAGACAGCAAAGTGTCGCACAGATAACTATGACAATTTGCGTTCCCACATCAAGAGCGAACAACACTCTAAATCCGCCTTCCCATATATCTTCGAGTCCCATGGTTTTTTCCTCAAAAGTATCGGGAAAAGATAATTTAAGTTCTTTTGTACGTCCCATTTACGACAGACATAATAAGAAAAATTTAAAAGGCATAATAATCTTAATGTAAATAGGTAGGAGCTTGTTGGCAAGTCACCGCGGCAAGCATGTGATGTTGGCGCCCATGCGCTAACAACTTTAAACGAGGCGTCGGTGCACGCCTACCTACCTACTTTTATTGTGACGTAACCTTGTTATAATGTAATAAATACTGGCCTATTAAGCCCACTTATGTTTAAAAGATGGCTAGTTAGGCCAGTATATACCGTATGTTTAAAGGGCTAGGCCAATAACCATTCGCCAAATATTTTCCAACCAAACATGTTATAACCAGTTACATGTTTCAGATGGTCACCTTTTTTTGGAATCTGCGGAAAATCAACAAGTTCGCATGTTTGATGTGTTTGATCCTCGAATACAAAAGTAATCCGATGATAATAATGTGTCGAAATAAACACTTGGTTTATTTTGCGGTATTCCACTTTGGTTTCGATAATATTAAAAAGTGCAAACACAAGTGATGCTCCAGAACCAATAATAATGATAAAAGTAAAGCCCACTATGAGACCCTCCTTTAATCCTTGATTCATTCTTTAAAACCACCGTAAAAAAATATCGAGCCTTTGGTTGGTTGAACCATACAATTTAATGCCATTTCAAGATCCACGGAGACGTGACCATTCACAACGATTATATCCGCGACTCGTCCGCGTAACGCTGTTTCTTGTGGATCAAAAAATACGTCAAGTCTATCTTTGTGAAATATGTAAATGATTGGTTTACTATAATCATTCGCACGTCTAATTGTTAATCTGTCGTTTCGGGAAATTACGTCGACTTTCATTCCTTCACTTCCTTCCGTTCCTTTCTTTGTTTAACAATATCCCGAATTATACCAAAACTGCATAGTGCCATACCGATAACAGAGAGAACAACAACGACAATTTTAGCGTTCATTTCTTCACTTCACTTCTGTGTTATCTTTATAAATTTGATAAAACAGACCACTAAAGAAAAGAATACAGCCAATAAGTAATAATAGCATTACCCAATTTCTATCTGTTATCAAAAAAAGAAACGAAACAATTAGAACAAAACTAAGAAATCCTATTCCAAGTATCGCAAGAATTATTATACCAATGAACAATATCCAATTTATACCATAAGGCATTTTAAATTCACTCGACTCCAAAAAAAATGGGAGTTTCGGCTAGAGTTTCACTAGCCATCTTCAGGAGTGTTTACGTTACGTGGGTTTTTGTGCTTCCTCTACCGTTACCCAGCCCAGTTTCACCGCGATGGCTTTAATTGTCCAGTAGACCCACACGGTTATTCCAACATTCGCAAGCCACACTTGGATAGTAGCGTAATCCCATCCAACCTCAACGGTGATAACTCCAACGATGATTGACAGCACTAAGGTGGTAAGGAACTTAACAAGTTCAAAGTCTTCGGGTGGTGTATTGCGGAGGTAGCCAAGCATACATGTGGCAAAGGCTATGACAAAGGATGACGGAATAATCAAACCGATCTGCCCTAGGAAATCGCTGAGTGGCGATGAACCTTCGACAGCTGTTTGATTTTGGGCTAGAACTATAGGCGCGGCTGTCAATATGACAAGTACCGCGAACCAAACGATCAAAGGTATTGCCTTTTTCTTCAGCCTTATCACCTCCCGTCGGATTTGATATGGCGTAACTACCAAGGTAGATTTGCCAATGTGATGGGTTTGGTTTGATCTACGTTTTCGAAGGCGTACTGCCACCAATTTTTGACTTTACGAACGCATACAACGTCTGCAATGGTATTAATGGTCATTTCCCTTAGTTTATCTTTAAGCATTGTGTGCCTAGTGGAGATCATATATTTCTTTCCAGTTTCGTACTCCTTATCTGTTGTCTCCAATAACTCAACAGGGCAAAAAGTTGATATCCCTGGAAACTTCCCTTTTTCAATAGCCACTTCTCTTGTTTCACCGATTTTTTTGATTCTATAGCCAATTACGGTTCCATCTTCAAGAGGGCGTTTGATATTTAAGAACGGTAGACGTTCCTGTGTGGCTTTTGCCATTTTTTTGACTTTCTTTTCAAATGTCGTTTTTTATGCCTCCTCATCAACTATTTCTTCTTCGTCTTCTTGTTCAACTGATTCCATGTTTGTGTCCTCACATGATTTGGATTTCGGGCATAATTTCTATGCCAACAACTATCGATATGACAACAAGACGACATCTACAATTAGGATGGACGTTGGGATACCAAATTGTTTCGCTGGATCTATCTAAGTATTCAAACTCCGCTTCGGCTTCTTCGGGAGTAAATGTATCTCCATGATATGCTATACAATCATCGCAAGTTACATCATCTAGTTCTGCTTCAAAACCCAGAATGGTTTCCTCTTCCCTAGGCAGTTCCGTAGGATACCATGTTTCGTTAAGTTCATAAATCTGCCCACGGTTCACGAGATCCTGCAAAAACACGACTAAGGGCGGAACAGTCATTCCTATCCCGTCAGCGATTTCCCACAAGTCTTTTCCTGGATTTGCCTTTATGTAATTGTAAACATCCCTTAACGTCAACTTCTGTTCGACTAAATCCGCAACATCGGTGACGTTAAGTACGCCGAGCAATTCATTAAGTTCTTTTTGTTCGTTTGTCAAGTATAAACACCTTATCTTTTCCAGAGACACGTTTCATGGCTTCACGGAGTTTTGTCTCTTGCATCCAAGCTTTAGTGAAAGACTTTTTATCTTTTGTTTTTGCCAGTTTAGCAACAAACTCTGGTTTTGTAGTTTCTTCCAATGGCAGACGGCAAATTGTCCTAAGAATTTCTCTTAATTCCCAAGTGAATATGGCGCCTCCTTGCCACGAAGCAAACACAATAGGCAAGATTCTTTCTAAAGCCTCGAAGTCGAGTGGCTCTGGCATCCCCCAATTAAGACGAACATCTGCTTCGGCGGGATTAAGTTTGGCATCGTCTATTAACGGCCACCAAACGTTTTTCTCCACAATACGTTTGATAAATCGTTGAGTGGACATAACTTTTCGTTCTGCTATTTCAATTGCGGCATTGGCGGAAGCTTCGGTGAATCCTGGAGTGGTGAACAATTTTGGAAGGGGGGTTTGCATAGCCAATATATAGCCGTTTTCTAAGTTTGCGATATAGGCATCTGCCCCTCGTGCCCGCTCGGGAACAACTTGTTTAACGTCTGCTTTTTCTATATCCGTTACAAATCTGGCACCTGAATCGGGCATCCCTTTTATAAGTTTTTGATAAGCTGACAACTTGGCGCCTGCTTCGGGAATAATCCAAAGTTCGTTGCCTTTAGCAAATTTCTCTAACCAAAGCATTTCCGCCCGTTGAGCCTTCCCGTAAACTTTATAAAATTCTTCTCTAGTTTTTCCTCCGCCTAGTGCGAGTTTCATACATACTCTGGTAAGAATGCCAAAGCCAAATGCGGAGTCACCCAGTGGATTAAAACGGAAGTGAATAATATCTTCTGGCTTTAACGTCCTAGCATTTTCCCACTTGTAAAACAACTTATATCCTAACTTTGATAAAGGGACTCCTCGGCTGGGTTTCCAATTACGCTTAGCGCCTCTAAAAATTCTGTCTACAGCATCCAAAGGAACGTGCATTAATTTTGTTAAGTCTCCACCTGGAGCATGCCAAAAACTATTTCCATATCCAACGATTTCTTTCGTAGTTGCTTTAAGAAGACCATCCATGTTAATAAGTTCGCAGTAATCTTCAACAATTTCTTGAGGGGTTTTTTTTCCCCCTCCTTCAAGTTCAGCGACTCCTTCATAAGCTTCGTTGGCGGTTGTATGAAATCCAGCGCCCATTATTTGATCGGTGATGAAGTCGACACATGAGCCTGCCATAGGATCTGCCGCATAAAGAGCCATCTGCGTTCCAAATGGAACCAACGGCGTTTCTCCAGATGTCGCTTCGAATATTGGAAGCGATATTTCTGCGTCTCCGCCTTTAATATAGGCTTCTAAAATTCTTTTTCCAAAACGGGAACGTGCTCTTATGCCTTCCCATCCATTACCAATAAAATCGAGGACTCGTTGTGATGCGGTTTTTGGATTTGCGTCGTCGTATTTATCCTCTGGCTGATCTAATTTTACCACGTAATCTCTCCCCTTTTTTCCATGATCGTAAACCCAATTTTACAAGTGTTCTGCAAAAAGTTGCCCGTTTAAAGTCCCCTCGAACATCATCTATTTCATTTAATGTCTGATCATCCAAATAAACTGGGACACGACCCATTATAAGCCTCCTAAAAACAAAATACAACTTTAACATATTTAAACGTTATTATTTTACGATTCTTTTTGGGACTCTTTGGCACTGATTGGCACTATTTGTGATTAATGTTTATATATGGTCCTAACGTTAAGATTTATCGTTTAAACTAAACTTAAAGTTTAGTGGAGTTTTAGAATTTGCCTGTTGATTTCGATCAATGTATGTCCGATATGACGGGAAAAGTCGATAATCCAGAAGCTTTTTGTGCGGCTAAATGTAAAGAAGAAACTGGAGAATGGCCAGCTGAAGAAAGTATCAGACAACGGATAAGTAAGGCATATCAGAAACAACTAAGAGAAGGGTTTAGTTGGGTTGGCAAAATAGACATAGAAAGTTTGGGATTTGCCAAAAGCAATTTGGTTAAAGTTGTGGCACTTCATCCCATAACAACTTATCATCCTGGACAGTGGCCAGAGATCCGCCATTATGTAGAGCCCGAACTTGAAAAAGTCGCAAGATCATTTAAAGGTGGATACATAAATCTAGACCATTATTGGCTTTACAACCCTCCATATGAAATTGTTAGTTCCGAATGGGAAGATGGCAGAATTGAGATGTTATGCTATGTTCCCGATGAAATTATTACAAAAATAAAGAACGGACAAATATCGAAAGTCAGTGTTGACATGGACTGGAAAATTCTCCGTAATATGAATGGAGTTATTCCAGAAGGATTAACGGGACTTGGTGTTGCCTTTCTCGAAAAACTTACGCCTGGAGACCCACATACTTCTGTAGAACTTTGGAACGCTTGGGGGGAGGTAGTGAGAAAAACGTGGAAAGGACGTCCAGAGACAGTAAAGCTTAACGAAGCTATTTTGCCTCGCGGAATTACCGTTCCAAAAGTTTTACAAGAGTTTTATGGTGAAGCCGAATACGTTCTTGGTTTTTGGCGCGATCCCGCACTTTTCATGGAAGAACACTTCCAATCATTTTACATCGATAAAGGAAGAGGCATTCAAGCCATTATTGGGCGTTTAAGATCAACTCCAGAAAAAAAACTGTTCCAATCAATTTTCTTCAGTAGAGATCAGCATTGGACCGATCAGTCCATAAAGGAATGGTTCGCAGATCATCCACGTTACATATCTAAAGCTTATTCTCCAAAACTACTGCAAGAAGGAGGCTCGCCGAAAGTGGCAACGGAAATACCAGCCGCTTCGACAGCGAGGAAAAAAATAATGTCAACAAAAATAAAACACGAGGGAAATTCAGGAGCGCAAAGAGCGAAAGATCATTTCGATATCACCGATGAAAAATGGGACGCTATGACGGACGAAGAAAAACAAGCCAAAATTGATGCCCTTCCAGAACTAGAAGAAACAGGTATTCGTTTCCAAGATGGGAAAGATCACGGTTGTGGAGATGACGAAGTCTGGGATGCCGAAGCCGACGCTTGTGTCGCAAAGAAAACGGCCTCGGAAGCAATTCTTAACGAATACTATACAAAGCCAGCGAGAACCATTGTTCGGAAATTGATTAAGGAAGGCAAAATAACATTCCAAGACGTACTACCCGAGCCATCGAAGCCACCAACAGAAACTCCAGGAGCTCCACCAGAAGTTGAGCATCCCGCATGTGTCGTCGGAACCACTTATGATAAGGAACAGAAAAAATGTGTTCCATCGCAAGGTGCCGTTGAACCGATAACTGATGAACCGCCAGTTTCACCTTCCGTCGGAGTGCCCGAAGTTTCTCCAGTAACGGCGCCCGAAACATCACCTTCAATCGGCGAACTTATTGAGGCTGGAAAGAAACTGAAGGAAATGCGATCTGCGGAAGAAGTGAAAACGGAACTTACAACGATAGTTCAAAAACGCGAGGAACTTTATTCGCAAGTGGACGCATTATGGCCTCAAGAGGAAGCACTTCAGGCAGAATTGGAAGCGATAATCCAGGCAGAAGTGGGAGCGGCTATTGCGGAGCCTATGGCAGTTGAGGAAGGAATGAAATGGCTTGTTACTGACGCCATGCCAACTATTATAGGTGAACAAGAAGAAGAAGGACCGTTTCAGTGTCCGTATTGCGAGGCCGAACCATTTGATACAAAGGAAGCCCTAGAAACACATATATCAACGGATCATTCAGAGGCACTTCAAGAATTTTGGGGAAGATCATACAGACTACCAACAATCGCGAAGTTCATTAAAGAGGAAGGCGCACGACGTCTAGAAAAACTCCTAACTGGCAAAATGACTCCAACACAAAAAATGGCTTCACAAATAAAAGACATGGAACGACGCATGACAATACTTGTTCAGCAAGCCACGGAAAACGAACAACGTTGGATACGATCACCTCATTATAAAACCGTAAGCCTGAAAATGGCTAAGGAAATCGAAGATGCTAAAAGAGCCGTTCGTTCAAAGGAAATCCAACTCAAGGCTGTAACCGACAGACTTGAAGAACTGGGGAAAATCATAAAAGAAGGCGATGCAGTTTCCAGACAACAAGTTTTGGAACTACTTGCCCCAACATTTCCCACAATGATGGGCGGAAGAGGAAGGATGAAAACGACGGTCGGAAAAGGTCACTATCAAACGTTACCTGGACTCCCAGCCCATACTATAATCAGAAACAGACTGGAGCGAATCAGGTCGCAAGTCAAAGGACTTCCAACTGTTTTGTAAACCAGTCGAAGGTGTTAGGTGCAACATGAGTTGGCGCCAACACAATCGAAAAAAATAGGAGAAAAACATTATGACAGATCGATATGCCGATGCGGAAGTAGGAGAAATGGTGTGGGAACTTTTTTCCCAACAAATGACAAACGATGAGTCAGTGACAATTGACAAAGGTGATGCCGTAACTCTCACAGACGGCTATACTGTTCAACCCTACGTTGGACACGAGGCCGATGCTGGAGATGTGGTTTTCGGTATCGCAACGGAAGATATTGCCCAAAACGAAAGTGGACTTATTCTGGTCATAGGAGTTATCAAAGTAACATTCGGTGCGGCTGTTACCGCCTTTGCGGCGCTTAAGGCCGCGAACGATGCGCTGTTAGATCCAGCTACGGCTGGAGATAATGCGCTTGTTTGTGGTAGAGCACTTCAAAAAGGCGCTGACGGCGACACTGGCCTAGTGCTGATAATGCCAAATAATAGTATAGCCCCGAGCTGATAACCATGTCTGAAGGAATACCAAAAGGCGTTATGGAACGGATAATGGCTGCCACTCGGGTACAGAACTTTATGCCAAAACAATATAGTCCAATTTTACGAGAAGCCATCCTTTCTGATCCCGAGAAGGGAGACAACGAATGGCAGACAATGTTAGCAAACGCCAAAAGGAATCCTTTCTTTAATTACGCACTGAAGGAAGGAAACTTCAAGGACGTTTCACAGGCTCTCGGCGTAATTCATGATCAAGTTGTTGAAGGGGCAGTTGCCGAACAGATCGGACGTGAGATGTGCTGGGTCGTTCCAACCACACAGCCCATTGTAAGATTTATCCTAGCAAAACGAGGAACAGCTTACAAGGCTGGTCAAGGAACCATCTTGTCATCTGCGGAACGATATACTAAGGCAGATTGCACCATCAACATAGAGCCTAAATCCAAGCAGTTCTGGTCTCAGTCTTTCTTCGAGGACGCCACGTTTAACGTTCTTGAAAGGCAGACAGTGGAGATTGGATACGAACTTGGAGAAATTGAAACCACAGACGTTGTAACAAAGTTCGAAGGACTAACCGCCTCAAACTTGGCTGGAGGCGCAGCAGTAAGCATTAACACTGGTGTGAACTTCGGATGGTCTGATTGTGTAAAACTTTGGAAGGCAATTCGCAAAGCAAACTATAGACCTGGCGCCATGATGATTAATCCTGATGAGGCAGAGGGATTATGGAATGACGACAAGTTCATAAGTGGCTTTTACTTCGGTAGTTTGATAGACGTTGCCAGAGGTGTACTGGGCACCAGTTATCTTGGTTTCAAGATACTGATGAGCTCCCTCGTTACCTCGGGAACGGTTACCATGACTGATGTTAGGCCACAATATGCGGGAGTTGCTTTGTGTATCCGCAGAGACGTTACCATCAAACCTTACGAAAATCCAGAGAAAGATCAATACGGCGTACAAGGAAGCACAAGATACGGCTTAAAGGAACTTCGGCAGACAGCCATCGCCAGAGGACCCAGCTAACAAACAGAGGATATGATCCTTATGGGAAAAGAAAAAATTCCCCATAACTGTGAATCCGTTTGTGCTAACTCTGGGAACTTTGGAACAAACATAATTCGAGCCCCAAAGACTGTCGAAGGTGCCTTTGAAAAAGGCGAACGTATATCCGTATGCCAACTATGCCGAAACCAAAATCACTTCGTTGAAGTGAAGAAGGGATCTAAATGACTAATCAACCAGAAAAAAGTGCGATAAAATCGCGAATCAAAGACGCCGCTTATGCAATGGTAGCCGCTGTTAAAACTGTGTTAAGTCCAGCGATAGATTTGTCAGCGGCCAGTTCAACAACTACCATCATATTCATTGCGGATAGGAATTACATTGTCAAGAGAATTATTGCCCATTATGTCGACGAAGCGTCCTCCGCGGATGCGGGCGTAAACTCTTCCGTTGGGCACAAGGTTGGTGCCACAGCAGACATAGACGAATTTTGTCTTTATACCTCCGAAGTGTCCCAAGCAGAAGGGACAGAAAAAGAACAAACCTTACTGGCAAGCGCCTTGGATAAAGGCGACTTATTGACCGTCAGTGGACCAGCGACTCAGAAAACTGGTACAGGCGTCCTCCGTTACGTCATCGAACTACTTCCGAAATGCGATGTAGTTGACTAACAAAACATAAATGCTTTCGAAACCAAACAGTTAATCCCCATTTTTTTAAAACTGATCAATCGGGTTCCGCCACCCCGCCCGAATCGTCATAGGATACCCCTATGGCGGTCGGGAAGCGAGGAATGGAAAGTGATAATAAAAACTGGAACATCAAAAGCCACTTACGAAACCGCCAAAGTTTACCCTGGCGGGAAAGACGTAAACATTGTGCTTTCGAATACTGATGCCAACATAATGACAGTGAAAGTCTGGGGATATGTAACAAAGGGCGATACTACCAGCGGTGTGGAGATAAGGGCTGAAGGAGATTTAGCCGCTTCCACCGATGAAGAAGTTTCAGTGACCAAAGTTTACGAAGAGATAATTGTATCATTCAAAACCAAAACAGATCCAAATCATTCCGTCTATAAAATTCATGCGGCAATATCCAAAGTGGGCGTTTAAGTGTGGCCATTAAGTGGGGCAACTTCTCAGAGGCATTTAAAGCCATATATTACGCACTTAAAGGAATAACCGCACCCCCTAGTGGAAAAGATATAACAAAGATTGGTTTCTGGGAAGATGCGAATGGAGACATTAAATACATAAAGTTTTATGATGGCGCAGAGTTACTTTTTACATTAACCTTCAGTGATGCTGGAGCATCAAGCGCTGAAACTTGGAACGTAACGAGGACGTAATAAATGTCGTCCACTCCAAAAGCCAAAAAAGAACATGCCTCTATGTTAATGACAGGACTCCCAATAAAACACTTAAACGAACATCGTCCATTTAACTTGACAGATGAACAAGGTTGGGACAGATATATCAGTTTGCCGCTAACTGGAAAGGAAGCTGTGGACGCTGTTGACCATGGACAAGGGGGTTGGGAAAAATACGGTCTTGTTTTAGACAAGGCTAGTTCTGGAAAATGGGATGAAAAACACGTTAATAGACCTTGTGTTATAAGGGTTGGAGATGAATGTTTCATGTATTACTGCGGTAGAAATAACGCCAATGTTTGGCAAATTGGTTTGGCGATACGAAGCGGTTTAAACCCGATAGGCGTGTTTACTAGATATGGCACAGACGGTCTGATTATTCCACGTAATACTGAAGGCACATACGACGCTGAAAGCGCGAGAGGGTTTTCCGTTATTTACGACCGTGAAGAAGGAAAATTCATAGGATGGTATGAAGGCAGAACTTATACACCGACACGCCACATAATTAGATGCGAAAGTGCAGACGGAAAAACATGGAGCAATTTTACAAAAGTTTACGATTTAGATATTGACGACCAACAGCCGTGGGTTCTAAGAGTTGGGAGTTTATATTATTGTATTTATATGGATGGCACATTAAAAAACATTCACTTATTAACAAGTAATAACGGCATAAATTGGACAGATTACGGACAAATTATTGACGTGGGCGGTGCTGGAGCGTGGGATGAAAATCAAGTTAATTACTGTAGCGTCTTTTGGAACATGGGTGTTTGGTATGCAATTTATCAAGGACAAGATGCGGGTGGCGATAGGAGGGTTGGGATAGCTACTTCACCTAACGGTTTTAATTACACGAAACATCCGTTTAATCCGATTTTAGCTCTAGGCGAGGTAGGTGACCATGACCAAACAAGAGTTACTGCCCCGACGGGCTTTTTAGTCGTGGAAGATAAATATTATCTCTGGTACAATGGATTCGATGGATTAAATTATCGTATTCTGTTAGCCTATATGCCAGTTTAAGGTGAAAGACTTGACCTTTCCAAAAGTCGGCAAAGCGTGTGGGACTTGTTCAATATGTGGGAAAACGATATGTAAGGACAGACCAACAGATGTTGCCTATTGCGACTGTCATTTATATTGTCCGCTTTGTGGAGAACGCATGACGGCATACACGCCTGATTTAGGAAAGGCGTATAACCCAGAAAAAGGTTTATCGGTTCTTTACTGGTGCAACAATCCCGATGAACATGAAGAGCCATATTATAGTTCGCAAATGCCAGTGGAGGTTGAACTGGAATGAATCCTCTTTATCCAGGCTTGGCTCGTGATATTTTGTACAAGTTGAGCCAAAGAAACTATAGATACACCGCATTAATGAAAGCAACGAAAGGCGCCAAGTGGTCACCACATTATTTCAGAAGAAGTTTAAAATGGCTATGTAAGGAAGGTTATGTGTCCCGTCCTGAAAAAAAGCGTGGAGAATATAAAATTACAGAGAAGGGACATGGATTGTTGAAAGCTCTCCCCACTCCAGAAAAGCCAAGTCTTTAGGAGATTTTTCTGAGGGGTAGTATGCTATGTTGCCCCAATGTACTCCTTTCTCTCTAGGGACAAAGCTCTGGTCAAGTGGGTTTCAACTGTGATAGTGGGAGGCTAGAAGAGGGGTATGATTTTTTTTTGATAGTGTATTTTATTCACAGTTTCCCACTTGAAACTGCCCTCTGATGGTTTTTAATATTGATGTTGAAAATAATTTATAATATGGCCTATTTAGCCATCATATATGTAAAACATGGCTTAATAGGCCTATATTTATTACATTGTTAGATGGTTACGTTTGGTTTTATAGTTTAGTCTTTACTGGTGGAGTAACGTATATTAAACATAAAAACATCAGTAATCATGTTATTAGGCGGCCTTATTGTGGTAGACTATTGTGAGTTAACCGATATTAAGCAACGGCTTGTCAGTGTTATGGAAGGTTCGGGAATTGCTGATTCGGGAACGGATACTACGCTAGTTGATGCCATGAGAGACGAAGTTGATGATCATTGGAACAATTACATTCTTGCCATAATTCGCGGAACTAATATTGGAGAGTCACGGAAAGTGACGGACTTTGTTAATGGTAACAACACGATAACAGTTAGTCCAGCCTTTACTGTCGCAATTGATTCCACTTCCGAATACGTCCTTTCTAAAGAAACAGAAGATTCAGAACTAAAAAGCATAAGAGACGACATGGAAGCTTATATCGACATGGAACTTAAAAACGTTGGTATCGCTGTACCACTATCCGCAACAAACGACAACATAAAAGCCATATGTGCAGATCTTTGTGCTGGAACTTACATGCGACGCCGTGCACCATTGGCAGAAAAAAACACAGTATGGGACCTCGGAAACTCGCAACTTGAAAAATACATAAAGGCTAATTATGGGAAAGGACGGTTTCTGCGAGCATGAGTTTAACAATAACATCGAATGTTGATGGATTACTCAGTTGGCTACGAAGTCGAGGCAAGGCTGTTGAAGTTTATCGTGAAGAACTATTATACAGATCTGAACTTATTTTAACTGGAGAACTAAAGAAAACAGCACCTGGCGGAATTAAAGAAACAGTAACTTCGCTTATTATGGGGAACGTTGTTAGAGTATGGCCAACACATCCCGCCGCTGGTTACGTTGAGCGAGGCACACGAGCCCACATAATTCGTCCAAGAGAAAAACAAGCATTACGTTTCGCAGTTATAGCCCCTGGAGGCATTATGGCTGGAGGAATGTACATTTTTGCCAAAGTGGTTCATCATCCAGGTTTTCCAGGGCGTTTCTTCATACGAGAGGCCGCAGAAAAAGCCAAGCCTAGAATAGTGGCATTGGTTCGTGAACTTTGGGAACGGGCGATGAGAAGTGCGTAAACAAGTAAATACAAAAATACTCGCTATTCTACAAGCGGACACCACACTTAAGAAAGATGTTAAACATTTTATTTATGGACTTCCAAAAAGTACGCCTAAAAATTATCCTATTATTTTCGTTAAGGCTGGAGAAGAAGCAAAGCGCCTAACCAATCCAAGTCAATATCATTATTCAATGGACTTCATGATTGGTATAGCGCATCAACATGTAAAGGAAGATACTGCCGAAAAAAAAGTCCAGGATCTCGCAGATCGTGTTGAAACGGCATTAAATGCCAACTTAACACTTGACGGATTGGTCGCCGATGTTGTTTTTGGAAGAGGCGAAAATGCCGTTGGCATAACTCCAGAAGGAGCCTTCATTGTTGAAGGACATTATTTCGTAACTTGTAAAAAATTCGTATCACGAGTATAGGAGGACAAAACAAAAATGAGTTTAGGAAGCGAATATAAACTAAACCGCTATCTTGCCTCATACAAAGAAACAGGGCTATTGGTTACTAATGCGGAGCCATACGTCGAAACAACTGTTTTGAAACAGCCAGTAACGGGATCGAGACGCCTTGGATTATTGCAGTCAACAAGCAAACTCCCTGGCATAAGTTTTAATGCTTTGGTTCAAAGACTCGCGGATTACATAACATCGTTTGCCATGATAACTGCGGAAGGCGCTTTGCCAGCCCACGAACTAAGATACACAGATGGTGTTGACATCAAAAAGTTTACCGACTGCCTGGTGGATTCGTGTGAACTTTACACTCGGGTCGACGGACCTCTAGAAGCACGATTAAAAGTATTGGCAAAAACCATGGACGATTTTGTAACGCCTTCGTGGGTAGCACGAACAGAAGAACCAATGATTTACAAAAACTTAACAACCGTAAAAATTGGAAGCACAACAATTACCAACTGGGAAGAAATCGTTTGCAGAGCTAAGCACAATGTCATTCAAAAAGCGTTAGGCAACGTTCAAACACCTTCAATTGTTAAGGGACGGCAAATCGAATATTCGGGTTCGTATCAACTTTCTAGGGCAGCCGCAAGCAAAACTGGAGACATTTATAGTGGCTATATCCAAGATGCCGTAAACATTTGGACAGACAATCAAAGTTCTCCAGTTGCGGTGACATTAACGTTCCCAGATGCGGAATGGAAGTCTTCGCGAATACGGGTTCCAGGCACAGACATTGAATGGGAACTGTTAGAGTGGGAAGCTAAAAAACTGGTGATAACTTGAAACTAACAATAAAAGCCAATCAGTGGGGAAAGGGAAAACCAGGAATGAACTGGGCAGGCGTTTACGAAATAAAAGAATTAAACATGTCCGAAGAATCTGCGATAAGCCAAGAGATACTTAATGATGCACGTGCTAAAGGAATTTCTCCAATGAGTAATTCTAAACAGTACGATCTCCTTCGTTTGCGAAAAGTTGTGGTGTTTCCCACCAACGCCCCTAAACAATTAGAAACCATGTCTGGAAAACTTTTCAGAATATTGCAACGAGCAGATCAAACACTTAATGGCGTTTCGGAGGACGAAATCAATTTTTTGCAACGATCATCCATGGGAAAAGGTACAAAGACATAAATCATCCAGATATCGTAAAATATCAGCTCTTCAGAATGTTTAAGTGGACGGAGAAAGATTTGGAAGAAACTAAGGCAAAAACGGCTAAAATGATGCTGATTATTGAAGGAATATTAGCGGCTAAACCAACAAAGGTGAAACCATGAGTTATATGAATTATACAATGTACATTCAATTGGAAGGGCAGTATCGTGCCCAAGAAATGTTTAAGCAAGCTGAATTTGATGCACTTAGATTTTCACGAAGCATTTTATCTATCGGGGGGAATATTGCCAGCGTTATCAATTATATGGCTATGCTCCAAAATGCCACGTGGAATGTTACGGACGCTCAAGAACGATATAATGAAGTTGTTGCCAGATTTGGAGAACATAGTGCAGAAGCTGAAAAGGCATATCATCGGTTAACTCGTGCCTCGGATCAGGTGCGAATGGCTCAAATTGGTTTTGCATTAGGAGTAGCAAATACGTCGGTTGCTATATTAAGTCAGGGAAAAGAAGTTTGGAAATTGGTTAGTGGACTCAATTTGTTAAGTATTGCAACCAAATTTCAAACTGTTCTTGATATTGCCCATACCGCCGTGTTGTGGGCAAAAGTCACCGGCTCTCCGGGGGCAATCTCCACAGCGGGAATAGATGTCAGAAAN